CCCGCTTCGCACAAGTACCAATAAAAAAGGTTTGGGAACTGGCGCAAACAACAGACAAGGAAACGCATGACGAATGGATCGTGGCGCGAGATGCCCACAGGAAACCGCAACGCTCTCGAGATGACACTTGATTCGCTTGGTTGGATTGGTAAAGAGCACGCCGCGATTGTTGCGTTGTGTTTGGCAACCGCTACCTCGCTGGATGAGGAGTATACGGCGGCGAAGTCGTCGTCTTATTTGCAGGCGTTGCGTATGTTGCGGAACTCTGCACCGGAACACGCTGAAGTCGATGCACTCGAAGCGTTACTAACTCGATGACGTTCGAGCCGACTCGTCACACACCAACTCTCGTTGATGAGTTTGAGTGCGACATTGACTGGTTGCTTCCGGTCATTGAGTTGGCATGGTCGACCGCGACACCTGGTTTCAAGTTTGATGATTGGCAAATTGAGTTGCTACGTCGCGTGACAGAGTTGTTGCCGTCCGGTGAGCTGCGCTGGCGATCGTGTGTTATCTCTATGGGCCGTCAGAACGGTAAGTCCGAGATTGTTGGTGCGTTGGGTATTTGGGCGTTATTGCGTAAGCCTGGCGCGTACTCGGTAGGTGTGGCCTCAACCGCTGAACAAGCACGACTGGTTTATGACCGCGTGCAAAGAGTTATTGCTGGCAACCCAGCATTGGAACGTCGCATGTCCAAACTTACGGAGACACGCGGAATCAAAACACTCGACGGGAGTCGCTATGAAATCAAAGCAAGTAACGCAAACACTCTGCAGGGTATTCCTGTTTCTGTTGGCATTGTCGATGAAGTACACCTTGTGGGTGCAAAGGTGTGGGATGCGTTGGCTTCTGGTACAGGCGCGCGCCCAGACACATTGCTTGTTGGCATTACGACCGCAGGTGACGAAAACTCCGAACTCCTAACCCGACTCTATGCGAATGCTGACAAAGCGATAGCCGGAGACTTGCCACGTTTTGGTGCATGGATTTGGGAGTCGTCCGAGGCAATCGTGCCCGATGATGATGACGAACTGATTGCGTTACTCAAAGAGGCGAACCCAGCGTTGCAGTCGGGCCGTATAGATCCACAGCTTCTGCTCGACGATGTGCGTGCGCTGCCGAAAGACGACATCATTCGCTACCGACTCAATAGGTTTATCCAATCCGGCACTAAGACGTTCATTCCTGCCGAGTTGTGGCAAAAGTGTGAGCGACCGTTTGGTGAGGCGTTGCCCCAGGGCGAATACGTGTTTGCGATTGACCGCACACCGGACTGGGCACACGCGAGCGTGGCTGTGTCGGTCAAGGTTGATGATGTTATCTATACCGAACTTGTGGCCAGCATAAATAAACCGTCGCTTGAGCAACTGATATTTATTTGCGGTCAACTGATGTCACACAACCCCAGGGCAATCATTGTTGACGGTTACACGCTGCGCGATCTACACAAAGAACTCAAAGCTCGTGGCTATCCAGCAGAGACGGCCACACTAGGCGACATTGTGAACGCTTCATCCATGTTCTATGCGCGTTTGGCGCGTAAGACGCTTCAGCATGGTGGCGACCCTTTGTTGTCGATTCAGATTCCGCGAACTGTTCGCAAAATGGTTGGTGAGGGTTTCAGAGTGTCCAGGCGTGATTCGGCAGTTGAGATTGATGCGGTTATGGCAACTTTGTTGTCGACGTTCGGCGCGGATACTTTGCGCGAGCAACCGTTGCAGGTATTCTGATTCTCTATGGAAAATCAGAATGTAGACGGTTACGCAGTACCAGTTGATCCTATGGATTTGCTGCAATGCGATAGTTGCCAATAGCGCGACACGCCGAACACTAGATGTAGTGGTGTTGACAGACTTATACCACAACATATAGTATTTAGGCAATGGGATTCTTAGATTTTCTAAATCCGTCGCGGTTCGTTGATATCGCGGATTCTTTCACGCCCGGATTCGAGGAACGCAGCTTCGGCATTCTGCCACCGCCGCGTTCGGCGACTTCGGGGGTCACAACCAACGACGCTCTATCGTTGGCTTCCGTCTACCGCTCCGTGTCTATCATCGCTACGGCCATGAAGCAGTTGGGCATTCACGTATACCGTGACGACGCCGAAGTGACCCCCACCCCTCTGTTGGTTCGTCAGCCTGATGCAAAGATGACACGCGAACTGTGGATGGAACAAACAGTCAACTCAATGGCGTTGGCCGGAAACTTTTATTGGCTGATTGCTCGGAATCCTCGCGGTGAAGTTGTCAATCTTGAAGTGTTGAATCCGTTTGACGTTATGATCCAAACCGACGACTACGGTAACGCGATTTACTACACCTACCGCGGCGTTATCAAGTATGAACTGTCGGACTTGTATCACGGTGGCATGATGTCTGTTCCAGGCAACGCGTACAAGCTCGGACCAATCCAGTCCTGCCAGGCTGAACTTTTGAACGCACGCGACACTCGCGATTATGCGTCGGTTTGGTTTACGGACTCGGGAATCCCTAGCGGTGTTTTGAAGTCTGACCAAATGTTGTCGCCCGACCAGGCGCAGGCTGCTAAGGATGCTTGGAACCTGACCGCAGGTGCTAAGAACGGAACAGCGGTTCTTGGGAACGGCCTGAACTGGCAACCTGTATATCTCAACCCACGCGATTCCATGTACATCGAGAACCAGGCATGGAACATCCAGCAGGTCGCCAGGCTGTTCGGTATTCCGGCAAACATGTTGCTCGCATCCATTGACGGCAACTCCATGACGTACTCCAACATGGAACAAGAACAAATGGCGTTTGTTCGTTACACGTTGTCGCAATACATTATCGAAATTGAATCCGCGCTGACCCACCTGACCCCACGCGGAACTATGGTGAAAATGAACGTCGACTCGCTATTGCGCAGCGACACACTCACGCGCTACCAAGCGCACCAAATTGCAATCGCCTCCGGCTGGATGACGATTGACGAAGTCCGAGCCATTGAGGACATGCCCACACTAGGAGGAGATTTTAGTGCAGTCAGTTGAGACGCGCGACATGGAGTTCCGTGTCGTCGATAAAGATAAGCGTGAGGTTGCAGGCATTGCCGTACCTTACGACACCATGAACAACGGTGAGATGTTTGCGCGCGACTCGGTCACGCTCGACCCTGAAGCGAAACTGATGTGGCAGCACGATCAGCGTGAGCCTATCGGCAAGATTACTGAGGGCCGACACACAGACGCTGGATTTGAGATTCGCGCAACTATCTCAGAGACCGCTCGTGGCCTCGACGCAATCACCCTCTTAGAGGACGGTGTCATCAACAAATTTTCGGTTGGTTTCGTTATGCGCGATTCCAAACTTGACGACAACCGCAACCGTATTGTCACCGACGCATTCGTGCGTGAGGTGTCGCTAGTTTCGTTCCCGTGGTACTCAGACGCAAATGTGACTGAGGTTCGCGAGGACGACACCGACCCAGAAATTCTGGACTCGGCAAATCACAAGGAGGATACTGTGGAGGAAATTACCCCCACCGATTCCGGCCTCGCCGAGGTCCGCGAATCAATCCAGATGCTTGAGCGAGAAATTGCTGGCATCAACAAGGTCGAGGCTGTTGCCCCGTCCTACCGTACCGCTGGCGACTTCTTGCAGGCACTTGTTGCCGGCGACGAAAACGCTGTCAAGGTTTACGACCGTGTTTACTCGGGCGCAACCACCGCGGAATCAATCACCACGCCTATTGACGTCGACCTCATCCGTCTCGTCGAAGCAGCCAACCCACTCGGAACCGTATTCGGTACTGGTGTAACTCCTGCAACTGGCATGACGATCACGTTTGCACAGGTTGACTCGCAGACCGACGGTACTGCCACTCAGGCTGCCGAAGGTGACGACCTCGGATACTACGAGCTGAACCTCGGAACGTCTACTGAGAACATCATCACCGTTGGTAACTACGCTGAACTTTCGCGTCAGGTCATCGACCGTTCGTCGGTTGACTACTTGAACTCGGTTCTCCGTGGACAGGCTATTGCGCTCGGTAAGGCTCTTGCAACCCAGCTCCGCACAAAGTACGCCGCAGTCTGCGCCGCACAGGTCACCGCTGGCAACAAGGTCACCCTGGCAAACACCAACTACGACGGTTGGGTTGGCGGACTCGCTGACGCATCGGCAAACTACTTCACCCCCAACGGTGTGCAGATTGACGCACTCATCGTTGACAAGGCGACGTTCAAGGACCTGCTGGCCCTCGACGGAACCCCTGTCATCTCGTTCGCTGGCGAAGCACTCGGTGCAGTCGGTTCCGCAAACGTCTCCGGACTCCGCGGATCCATTGCAGGCATCCCAATCATCGTTGACGCCGGACTGGACTTCACCAACAAAGACGAATGTGCATTCGTTTCGTCGTTGGCTCTCCGCCAGTACACGTCAGGCGCACTCCGTCTCTCGCAAGAGAACGCTGTCAACCTGTCCGAGGCATTCTCGCTCTCGACCTACACGGCGACCGCAGACGAGTACCCTGCGTTCATCATCCCAATCGACCAGACTCCGTAATAACGGACTGATTGATTACAAGGAATAGACCATGACCGCCGCACAGTTGAAAACGTATGTTGGAGCACCTGACTCTGACACGACGTTCGTTACCGCATGCTGGGATGAGGCAGTTGTTCTCGTCGCCAAGTTTGTTGGAACGGCAACTGTGCCG